GTTATCCTGAATGATGTGGATAGCGTTGATATGTTTGATAGTAATGGACTAAACAGAGATGAAGCAACAACTCAGAAATTCTGCCCGCTTATTTCTACTTATCAGCCTAGTGTGGTTTGTGGTTATGTTACATTGGAGGTTAGTAACGCAGGGTCTTTCAACAAAGGCGTTGTCGTTATTTATTTAAGAACTTAGAGGAGTTGGAGGTAGGTTGGACCTAAAGCGCCGAATGCGTTCCTCCTCCTGCTTATGGGTTCACCTACCTCCTTTTGTTATACTATGCCAGTAAATACTGCTACTAAACCAGTTACATCTACATTACAGATTACTATTTCAGGTTCGAAGCCTGTTACAGCATCTGTACAAGTAAGTAGTACGGTCTCTAAGAATGTTACAGTAACCTCTCTTAAACCTTTAACTGTATCAAAAGCTGTCTCTGTTTCTACTCCTTATCAGATAGACCAAACTCTTGTTGATTTATATGAGACACGGAACTATTTAGGAATTGATGATGGAGATTTATTAATTGCTGGAATTAGAATTTATTGTAATTCTGCAACAGCTACTACAGCAACTGTTGGTATAGCTAGACTTACTACTGGAAGTAGCCCCAAGTATATGTATCTTAAAGAAGATGGGGCTACTTCACATGGTATAAAATTAGGTAATTACACTACTCTTGAACAGCTTGTTGAAGCAATAAATAGTAAAGATAGGTGGATTGCTACCTTAGAGGGACCGGAAGCAGGAACACCTACAGATTTAGAAGAAGTTAGTAATACAAGTTGTTTAGCTTTCACTAATCAAATAGTTTTAAACTATGTTAATAATTATAGTATCAATGAATTAATAGATGATGCTACAAGTATAATAGAGGTTTATTGTGAGCGTCACTTTGTTTTACGAACATATACTGAAATTTATGATGGTGCTGGTTCTGTTTGGTTAACCCTTAATCATTACCCAATTTCTTCTATAACCACGTTAGAACTTGATGATACAGAACTTGATTCAGATGATTATGAGGTTTATACAGATGAGGGAATACTTTATTATGAATCAGTTTTTCCAGCAGACCAAAGGAATATTGATATAGTATATTCTGCTGGTTATGCAAAAGCGTCTGTTCCCGGTGCTTTAAGGCGTTTATGCTTTGAAATCTGTGCTTTTCTATATGCCAGAAGGATACAGAGTCCGAATATAAAAAGTGAAAAGATTGGTGCTTACTCTTACACTGTTATGTCTGGCGGGGATTATGGAGGTTCTACAAGTGGACTTCCACTGGATATAGAAAACAGGTTATCTAAATTTAAACAATATCTATTGGATGCATAATGTCATTAAATGGAACAGAGTGGAATAGGTGGCGAGGGGAACAAACAACCCTAATGGAACTTATACGTCAAGAATTGTCAGAAATTGATAACAGACTAAAATCTATGGAAAAGGAATTTTATATATTTAAAGGAAAATCTATGGCTTATGGTGGTGTAGCTGGTCTTTGTACTTCTGCTCTGATCTATATAGCTATAAGGTTTATTACACCATGAGTGATATTAGATTAAATTTAATGAAGGAAAAGATTGAGAATCTTAAAGAGTTGAATGCTTTAATAGAGGACCATAATACTATAGGTTTTCGTGCTGGTGACTTTATGAACATCCGACTTTTAGATGCAAAAGAAATTCAAATTCTTTATGCCTATGCCTTAATAGAAAATGCTAAGATGGATAAGCATGTACATAAAGATTCAATAGAAGTTTTTAATATAGTCTTAGGTAGTTTAAAGTTAATAGTTAATGATGAAGAAATTATATTAAAGGCGGGAGATTCATATACAATTCCTATGGGTGTATTTCATTCAGTTATTTCTTTAACTCCTACTATGGAATGTGTTACAATATTAATACCGGCAGAGGAAGTTTACAAAGGATGCAATGCGTTTACTTCATAAGATAAATATTAGAACAGTTTCTTTAACTGACGACGGTTATGGAACTTTTGATAAAGGAACTCCAGTAACTAAGTATAATAACTTAGCCTGTTGGGTTCAGCCTACTTCTAATCGTGAACGTATGTTACAGGATCGAGAATCTGTTGTTAGTGCTTACTTAATTTTTATGGAACCAAAATATAATGGGAATGTAGTTAACATTGACCAAGGCGATGAAATTGTATGTCAAAGTAAACCTTATAAAAACTTTGTATTTGAAGTGGATAGTGTAATAGATGCTGCTGGTATGGGACATCATTTAGAAATCAGTGTAAGCAGGGTGAGTTAATGGCAGGCGAAGCAGACATAGCGAGGGCTTTTACTGAAATAGTAGCAGACCTTGAGCATATGTGGGGTGTTAACATACATCATATAGAAGCTGCTATGGCTGAGATTTGTAATGAAATTAAGGAAAGGGCTAAAAGTTATGCACCTAACGCTATTGTAAGAGATAATATTCACTATGGAGTGAGACGTATTCAACAGGGTGATGAACCTATTGTTGCTGGTTATGTTGGGTGCTCAGTAGAACGTATACCACATTCAAGAGTTTATGTTGATAATACTTGGAATGCAGAGGTTGGAAGACCTATTGGTTTATTTTGGGAAGTCGGTTTTAAACTTAAATACTTTGGTGCGGATACTGGTATTACATTAAAACATCCCTTCTTAAAGCCTGCATTAAACGATGTTAAAGGTAAATTACCAAGTATACTAGAGAAGCATCTTAAACGTGCTTGGAGAAGGGCAAAAACGCGTAAGGTAACTGTAGAGGTTAATCTATAGCATGAAAGAATTACAAAAAGGAATAATAGATGAGTATAAGGATACTGCTGCTTTAGTAGCAGTTGTAAGTAACTTCTATTATTATTCTGATCCTGCACAAGAAAGGAGTGCTACACCTGAATTTCCTTTCTGTGCATTCCGTATTATAAACTCAGAACCTTCATGGGTAATGGGTAAAGATAGGTTGGAAAGTCTTGATGTTCGTTTTCATATTGTATCTGATGAAACTAGTTCTGTAGAGGTAAGTGATATATTTAAAGAGTTAATAGATTGCTTTGATTTTGCAGAATTAACAGTTTCCGGTTATAATACTATATATTGTAAGAGAATATTTAATATTCCTGATAGATTAGATACTAACCCTAAAACATGGCAATATACTGTTGATTATAGAATTTTGCTAGAGGAGCAGTAAGGATGGGTCAACTTGCAGGTTTTAAAGGCGATGTATGGTTTACGAATGGTTATAATGCAAATCCTTACAGTTGGTCGCTTGAAGATAGTAGTGATGTTCTGGATGTTACTTCTTTTGAAACTACAGGTCCAAAGTCTTATATAGCAGGACTGCGAACTTTCACTGGAACAATTGAATACTATCTTGATACTAATGAAGAACCACCTGTGGCGAATGTAACTGAAGCGGATATGCGCCTTTATGTAGATGCTCATACTTATTGGGGTGGCTATGTTTTAGTTACAGGCGTTTCTATAGATGCTTCAACAGAGGATGTAGTTACTTTATCAATTGAGTTTCAAGGTTCGGGTTCACTTAACCGTGCGAGTTATTCAACTGGTTCTGCGCCTCAGTTGGTTACTAATGTAGCTTATAGCACAGTTAGTTGTCCAGTTACAACTTCTCTGCCAAATACATCAGAACCAATAACTGTATCAACACAACTTACTGTAAGTAATTCAACAGCGCCTATAACTGTTACGAAACAAGTTACGGTTTCAGATGTATTAACTTCTAAGCCGGTAACTACAAGTAGAAGTATAACAATTAGTAAGCAGGTTACATTTTAATAATAATTAGAGGAGAGTAAGATGAGTCAGATTGCCGGGTACAACGCAAGTATTACTGGTCTCACTGGTACTGAGAATGAGAATTCTTGGTCTTTAGACCTGTCCGGTGACGCTCTTGACGTTACAGATTTCACTTCGACTGGTCCGCATACGTACATAGCGGGCTTGACGGATTGGTCTGGAAGTGTTGAGTGCTTCATAGACGATACTACAAGTCCACCGGCTGCTGGCACGAGCATTACAGGAGCAAAGTTTTATGTTGATGCTACTAGGTATTTAACTGGTAATCTCATAATTACTGGAGTTTCTTTTGATGTTGGTGTTAGTGACGCGGAG